CCAACAATACTTCATCAGATGAAATGCCGCCGACTGTGACTTCAACAGCCTTTACGCCTGGCGTTGCCAAGAGCGTGCGCCAGCCTGAATCGTCGTCGTTTGTTACGTCCACCATTTCATTTGAATTGGTGACGCCTCTTGTGCGGACACCAACAAGCGTTGTTGAGTCCCAATCAATAGTCAGCTCGCGACCGTTAAAACCAGCCATTTCAAGGCTCCTTTTGGATAGTTAGTTTGAAGCGCATGACCCCGTGACGGGTTTCTCCGTCTGAATCACGCAGGGTTTCCGTAAATTCACAAAGGCAGTCTACCACATTGTATCCCGTTTTGGAAAGCGCACCGCGATTTAGAATGTCATATACCTCGCCCATGATGCTCTTTGTCTCCTTGAAGCCAGCGCTGCGGCTCCAAATGTCGATGCCGATTGTCACCTCTTTGCCGAGCGTGTCGTCTGTATCCCATGCCGCTGTACTGTCATCGCCAATCACGACATATGGGAAGTTCTCACGCGGCATTCCTTCGGGCAAATAAGGAACGTCATCATAAACACCCGCTGTGACGTTGCCGCTGAGAGCCGTGAAAACCATCTCCTGCGCTACTGTCTCAAAGCTCATATCTGCCCCTCCAGCTTGGCTTTCAGCTCTTTAGCCACGCCCTTTGCCGCCTTGCGGAAGCTGCGCAGAAGCCACGGACGCTTTGCCATTCTTGACGTTCCGAATTCCAGATATGCGCCATATAATATGTTCGTTCCGACATAAGAAACCTTTTTGACATTTGTTGCCTGACGGACTTCAATATTAGAAAGCAAGCGTCCCGTGTCGCTCATTGGGTATTGACCTGGGGCTGAAGCCTTATGCGTTTTAGTTCCGCGCTTATAAGTCCTTCCAGAAGCTGGGCCTCGCTTGATACCGTTCACAGCGTTTTGCTGGGTGTCCATTGCGATGTCGTTCAAAGCATCCACAAGCAATTCGTCGCTAATCTTTCCAACGCGCTTCAGATCGGCAAAAAGGTCATCCATACCGTCAATCTTGATATCCACCTTGCTCATGAGGGTGTTCCCTCCTCAAGCATAATTTCCAGCCAATCCTGCATCCCATCAACGTCGATCACGGCTTTGATGTTGTAGGTCCGCCCTCGATACTGCAACCGATCCTCTGCGCTGTAGTATGGTGCGCCGTCTGCGTTGCCACGAAAGCGGATAACAGCCTTGACGGACACGTCTGTGGATAGCCCCATTGCTCGCACACGCTCAGAGCCACTCCGAGGCTGCCACAGCGCCCAGACATTGTCTCCAGCACTCCACGCCTCAGTCCAGCCGCCCATGCCATCAGCGGTCTGCGTCTTGCTCTGTATGGTGACGCGCTGGCGAAGCTGCCGTGCGTTATATTTGGTGCAGCAAACCATCAGTTATAGGCCAACTCATCCGCCCGACGATACGGCGCGAGCAAGCGCCGAACCTCTGCCGTCATGCCATCACAGCCATCGTATAGCTGCTCAACGTACATGCGGAACGCTTGGACAATAGGTGCTGGGATCGACCCGCTGCCATAGCCAGCAACGTAAGTGACTTCCACGGCGTCCTGCGCTCTCAGATCAGAAGGCCACGTTGAACCATCGTTAAGGTAAATCCGTCCAGATTGAAGGTCCACCTCATAGTTTGATGCGCTGTAGGTGCTGGCATTGTTGCCTCGATCATAGGTCACAACCGACGTCACGGATTGCAACGGCGGGAACGGGATGTCGAGCGTTTCGCCGCCTCCAAGCAAATAAGGTCGGCTGGCCGTGTGAATGCCTGGGCCAAGCGCGAGAATGCGGTCATCAGCGTCAACGTATGCAAAGCCATCAGCCTTGAACACAAACGTTTCTGTGAGCAATGCGACGCGCAGATATTGCTTCAGCGCCTCAGCGGCTGTGTCCATGTAGGCATAGATCACAACGTCATCGTCGCTCGTATCAACGCGGAGAAACTGTTTAATGTCCACAATGCTGGTGATAGGCGCGTCGGTGCTGGCAGTTACATATGCCGATTTCCGATTAAACCTCATCTTCTTGTTCCACTTCCACTGGATTTGGCTCAGAAGCGGCTGCCAGAGCCGCTGTGACGTCCATCACAAGCCCGTCTTTAACATTTCTGGGCAGTTGACGCCAGCGAGGCTTGATTGCATCCAGAGCGGCCTGCGCCAGCTTGTCCATGTCATTATCCATGTTTTGCGCTCCTTTTTTTGCGCTTCATTGGGGCCGCCTTGTTTTCGGGCGCGGCCTGAATAGATATATCTTCGACAAGCGCAACAGACCCGCTCAGTATCAACCCGCGCAAAAGGTCATCATCCACCATGTGCCGCGAACCTTTAAGCCACGTCTGCACTCGGATTCCATCAACGGAAACAGGCTTGGTTTCAAGCATTTCGATTTTCGTCATGGCGAATGCGTCCTTTGAATAAATATGGCTTTGTCCCAGACATTAACATCTTCGTCAAAGGTTAGAAAGAATTTCAGTCCGTTTTCGCCCATCTGGTTCGTGACAAAGACAATCTTTGTGTAAACCAAAAAATCGGTGATTCCACTTCCCTTGGTTAGTGACTTTCGTTCATCCGTGACCGAAACGCTGTAACTTGAGCCTATTTTGCCAGCCAAATGGGCATAGGTCAGAGTGCTGCTTGACTTACTGACCTTGAAGTCAATTGACATGATGTATGCTTCGCCACGCGCAAGGGGGCGAAAAATGTTGTTATTCCACACATCCAAGGGCAACCCGCGTCGGAACTCTGTGTCGCTATCCGCTGAAAGTCCGTCGATTGATAAAAGCGTTTCAGTATCAGCCGTAATAGATTGCTTGCTGGCTTGCGTGTGCGTTGCGTCGCGCAAATACATCCATCCGCCGTCATAACCCGTGCGTCGTTCCTCGCCATTATCAAGGCGCAGCAATAAGTCGGCTGATCGTTTATTATCTTCTGTAGCGTCTGGGATGCTGTCCCAAGGAATATTCGATGCCATGATGCTTCCCCTATTCTCAGAGATAGGGGCGACCGAAGCCGCCCCTACTGTCAAAGATTAGGTTGCAGCCGTGCCAGCGTCGATTGACGCCTCGCCCATGCTTGCGCCTTTACGCTTGGTCGCGTGAACCGCAACAACAGCGTTTGTGCCAGTTGTACCAACAGCAGTCATGCGGACATAACGCTTGGAGCCACGGTAGCCGATGGAACCAATCATCTTGTCGTCGTCGGTGTCAGCCGTAACAGTCAGGTCACTTTCCGCGCCGATCAGGTCAGCATCTGCAACAGCGGTCGCGCCTGCGTCCGTTGTGTCGTCGCCTTCCTCAACTTGGAAAGAAAAGCCAGAGGCCGTGCCAGCGTCTGTGACAGTCCCAGTGGAAACCGAGAAGGTAACAGCTTGCCAGCCCTGCATGTCAATCCAATCGCCTTCGGCTTTGGTTGTGCCTGAGAGTGTAGCAGATAGGCCGAGGCCATATTCTGCATCGTTGCGGGTATCAAAAACAGCCATAGTGTTTTCTCCTTATGCTGCGACTTTGCCGATGGCGATTGCATCGAACGATGTGACGTCACCACCAACACGCTGTGTTGTGTAGTATGTCACGAAGCCTTTGTTGGTGAATGGGTCACGGAGAACTTGCAGGCCAACGCGGTCTAGGATCGTGTAGGCTTGTGCAAAGTCAGCGTATACAACCGACAGAGCGTTTGCTGCAACGGCTGGCATGTCATCCATGAAGATAACAGGCTTGCCCAGCAACTGCATGGACGCTTGGCCGTTTGCCAACAACACTGGCGAGAAGAAATAGTTGTCTGCGCCTTTAAGCTGCAAAGCTGCGCCAAATGTGGTGCGCTTCATGCCGAAGACAGCACCTGGCTGATATTCTTCTTTCAGTGCGTTTTGAACGGCAATCAAACCGTCTGCGTTGAGCGCGTCAGCCGTGCCCATTGCAACTTGATTGATAGCGTTGCGCTCGTAAGTGCCAGACACTGCTTGAGCAGCATATGTCAGGAAGCCGCGTGGCTTGTTGACACCGTCGCCGTTGACGAAAGCAGAGTTTTGCGTGCGTGCAAACTTGTCTGCCACTTTGCCAGACAACCATGCCTCGATGTCGAGGTAGCTGTCTTCGATCATTTCAGTTGTCATGCGCGGATCGGCTTCGATCTTGTGCGCAGCGATAACTTTCTGACCAAGCTCTGGTGTGTCGGTTTCGCCGCCAGAAGCGCCTTCACCAGCCCAACGTGCAGCCGCTTCATTGTCATCAATCAGGATGTCGATGGACTTTGAACCAGTTTGCTCAACGTTTGCAACACCGCGCAGAGGCGACGTTTCAAAGATGCGGGACACGATTGTGTCGGACAGTTCTGGGCGTACCAAATAACCGCCATCAGGATTGACGTCTGTGGACATGGACTTGATTTCCACACCTTCAGAGCCAGCCTTGAAGCCGCTTGGGAGCGTACCATAAGCCATATATTCGCGCAGAGCGTCACGATGCTTTGCTTCCACTTCTGCGTCAGAGGCTTTACCCTCGGCGCTTGGACGCTGCATAGCTGCTTCCAGCTTGGCTTGCTTGGCTTGCATCTCAGCCATTTTGGCTGTGATATCTTCCGCCATGCGGTTGTGCTTTTCTTCAGTGATTACGTCTTTCGGCGCATTCGATTTCATCTCGTCTACTTCTGCGCGAAGCTCGACGAGCGTAGGGTTGATCTTCTCGACCAAGCCCTTGATTTCTGCAAAGTCAGTCATTTTGACCTCCGATATTGAGCAGGGTTTCTGTCAGTAGGGCTTTGAGTTCGTCAACGTCACGCTGATCGGCCTCTGGAACAATGACGTCTGCCTCACGCAGAACATCCTCGCGCCGCTTCCAAGCCGCCGACGCCATTGCTTTGGCCTCGGAACGACTGAAATTCATATGACGGAACGCGGCCTCGATGTCGCGAACGTCAGCATTTTTAACACTCGTCACCAGCGCCGCAGCGTTTGCTGGCATAGTGACAAGCGATGTCTCAAATAGGTCTACTTCTTTGAGCAGGCGTGCGCCGCCTTCCATTGCATAATCCTTGGTGACGTATCCAATGGACAAGCCGTCAATCGCGCCAGCTTTGACCAGTTCGTAAGCGTCTCGGCCTTTGGTTGCTTTGATGGCAATGCGACCCTTCATATAAAGACCACGGTCATCCTCACGATATTCGTCCCAAGTGCCGATGGGGTCCATCATGTTGTGCTGATAAAGCATCTTAGGCTTGCGGCCCTTCAGCGTCTCTGTGAAAGCGCCCTTGACCATGATGTCGCCGTAGCTGTCTCGGTTGCCAAAGACTGCACCATATCCCTCGATCTGGCCTTCTTCGCCTACTGCCTTGACCTCAAGGCTCAAGCTCTTTTGCTCAATCGTCATGTGTATCTCGCTTTGCAAAGTTCTGGGTTAGTATAGCAGACAACTGCTAAATAGAAAAGATAGGCTCAATCACGGTCAGCCCTGCGAAAAGTCATGGCACATCGACAGTTGATAACGTTCCCCGCTGTTCCCGCTGGATCGCCAGGATACATCAGAGGCTCTTTTGTGCCGAATATCGTTGGAACCATAAATGGTTGCTCTAGCGCAACACGCTGCTCATCAATGACCCGATGGTCGTAAGTGTCATCCATGATGATAGTCCGAGTGCGTGCATCTTCGGTGCTATTCCACTGCTTGACCAACGGGCGCGTTGATTGCTGGGCTGTTCTGTATTGAGCATATTGACTAGAGCCATGCGTTTCAGTGCGTGCGATGACGCGAGACCGAATGCGGCTAAACTCTGGCACGGCCTCCCGCAACAGCCGAGCAATTTCCTCAACGCCCAAGCCTTCCCGTTGACCTTCGCGGATGACGCCCATCACTTGCTTTCGGGTTGTCTCAAGTATCTGCAACACCTTGGCAGCACCAAATCGCTCGATGTATTGTTCAATCAGTTGCTGAAATAGTTCGTCCTCATCTTGCTTTGTTTCAATATGCGGGAAACAGTCCTTGAGGCCGTCAATCATAGGCTTGCCGCCCATCCTCATGGATATGTCATATGTATTGCGAAGCATCTGCTCTGTGCGCTTACGGGCATCAGTGGGGAGGCCAACCATGTCGTCCTCCTCATATTGCTCAATCATCTCACGCATAAACGACGTCAACAGGCGCTCAATCAGCGGCTGCGTTGCGTCTTCCATCGCATCTAAGTCGTTAACCATAAGCGATTTTGTGCAGCAACTCTGCACCCGCACTCTTTTTTGTAGACATTGGATGGCCTTCTGGAAGCAGGTCCGTATCCTGCAATCCCTTGCGGACCGCATCGCTGATGTCGTCCTCGGCTTTGCTTTCCCGCTCCAGTTCATTGTAGCGTGCAGCGTACCAATCACGGCCAGCAGCGCCGCCCCAGAGCATCGCAGAGGAATAAGCTGGGCTGTCGCTTGGCTCGTCTAGGAAGCGGTTGTTGCGGCCCCACCAGCGGTTTGCTTTGCGCACCCAGTCTTCTGACACGCTGCCGCCACCTGCAATCTTGGTTGCCATGCGGATCGTCCCAGCCTCGATGCCGTCGCCCGTCAAGCCTTCCTTGTGCATCTCAAGGCCACGTCGATAGTTGCGCACCATCTGATCTGTCGGCTTAAATGTCTGCTTCATCTCAAGGCTCTTGGACTCCATCGCAGGGGCCAAAAGTGGCGTATATTCGCCCTCGCCTTCCTCTGGGAAGCCCATCATCACACGGCTTTCCTCACGGGTCAGAACGCCCTTTTCGAACGCCAGCACAGCTCGGTCAAACATCTTTTGGCGGATGCTTTCAAGCGCAGGGATGCTGTCCAAATCCAGCTTGAACTTGAGGCCATCACCAAAGCGCGGCAACATCCAAGACGTCATCTCGCCAAAGAACTCGTCCAGCAGCGGAATAACCGTGTCAGTGTAAAGGCGCTCTTTTGCCTGCTCCAGATTATTGAACGTGCTGGCGTCGTTGTCGATCAGCGGCAGTGGAACGCCGAAAGCGCTGGAAACATATTTGGCCGTTTCCTTCATCGTGTTGAGGAAATCCATATCCATCGGCGTCTTGGACATTTCGACATAATCGGCGTCATCTGATAGCATTGGGATTTCGCCGCTGTTGCCTGCGCCCGTCATTGCCGTCTTGAAATACTCGCGCATCCGTTGGACCATCTCGCCGCTTGGATAACCGCCCTTAAACCGCACCAGACCGCTTGGTCGTGCGCCATTCTTCAATAGGCTGTAGTTCCACACAGACCCAGCGTTGTGCGTGTCAGCGGCCAGCGATGCCGCCATGAGAGGCGATTGACCGCGCCAGTAGTCCGACGGGTTATAGGTCTTCAAGTAGAACACATCGCTTTCGCCAGTCACCTGATCGACCTTGAAGTAAGTCTCCGATTTGCCCCGCTTGTGGCAATAGGCCAAGGGCAGACCATGCGAACCAGGCTTTACTACCATGTCCATCGGGTTGAGCGCCCACATCTCTGCAAACTGACCGTCAGGCGTGCCGACGCAGAACGTCTCACCGAATAACATGCGATTGACCATCATTTCTGAGAGCCATGCCTCATAAGCCTGCCAAGGGTTGGGCTGGCTCAGCAAATCAAGCGCTGGGTGGTCTGTTACCAGATTGTCGCCCTGATACAACTCCACCTTGATTGACTTGGCGGCCTCTACCACCTCGCGGATCGCTCTGTAGACGACAACGTTCTGTTGATAGCCTTCCCGAACATAAGATTGTTTTGAATGGTTAGCGGACCAGCTTGAGCCTCCTCCGACCATAAATGCAGCGCCTGTCGGGTGCTGTTTAAATTCCTGCGGTTTTCGGCTGCGAGTGAAAGGCCATGCCATGCTTAAAGCACTCCAAATATTGCTTCACCGTGTCCGCCAATCATAGGCTGCAAGGCATACCGCAGAGCGTCGATGTAGTGGTTGTTCGCATCAACGATCTTCGGCATGATATCTCCAGACAATCGGTCTTGTTTATACGAATAGAGCCGAAACTCGCGTGCGGTTTCAGGGCAATCGCTGTGAATGATAACACGCTCCAGCGATTTAATAAAGGCCACGCCGTCTTCGACTGATCCAGCCCACTTTTTCACGCCCTTGATGGACGGGATGCCGTGGCGTTGAAGGTAGCTGATACTCTCTGGGCGGGCGCTGTCGGCACGCACAACGTGCTGTGACATTAAGGGCATACGCCCCAGAACAAACTGTGCTGTGTCATCTAGCTCCAGCCCTACGCGGCCTGCCTCGCGCCTGATGTAGAGTTTGTCTTCGTGAATATAACATTCGACTGCGGCTGTCGGGTCCTGGGCGAAGCCAAAGTCCAGCCCGTAATATGGGCCATCCCATATGGTTTGCGGTTCAAAGTCTGACGTTTGAAACTTGCCTCCGAATACTTGAGCGTCGCTATTCTCAAGATAAGCACCTTCCCAGATGTGGGCATAGGTCGCTGGGTCCAGCCGCGTCTGCTCCCGCTTGCGCAGCATTTCCAGCCCCTTGGGGAAAAACGGATTGTCCTGCCAGTTCACTTCGCAGATCAACGCGCTTTCTGGCGGTGACTTGCGGAACCGCTTATCGACTGGGCTGTTGTCGCTGCGCGGGTTCCAGATCGCCCACAGCTCTGACTTCTCCTGCCGAAACACAGTGGCCTCAAGCGCTAACCAGCTATCGTCAGGAACGTCCTCGGCTTCCTCTACGATTGTCAGGTCAATACCCGCCAGCGACTTGATGCTGGACGTGTTGTGGCGAAGGCCGCGAAATATAAACTCTGTGCCGTTCTTGCAGCGCAGATAATCAACGCCGACGTCATAGTGATCCGCCAGCCAAGGCGTCCGCTCGATGGCGTCTTTCAGTTCGCGGTGGAAACTGTCCTTGATGCTGACCTGTAGTTCGCGGGTGCAGAGGATGCGCAGAGGCTCCTTATAGCCCCAATATGCGGCCATCATGGCTGCCGACTGTGACTTTGCCGATCCGCGCCCACCATAGAGCGCCCGATACTGCGCCGCCCCTCGATCTGGCTCAAATACATCCAGAACCTTGTCGGGCAGGTTAATCGCTGCTTGGGTCATGGGGCTTAATGCCGCGCAGAACGACGGTCTTGGGTGGCGTCATGCTGCCATCGCTTGACGTGTGGTCTAGGTTGTTTGTCTCGCGCCAGCCCATGCGGGTCTTTGCCCAGAACATCGCAGCGCGGCTACATTCACCATAAGACGCGCCGTCTTTGAGCGCCCCTCCGCTTGCCATGCGGTACAGGAATTTGCCGACGTTAGCGTTCGCCTTTATAGAGGAAAGTTTAAGTTCCTCGCCGTAGTGCTTGGCCAGCGTTGGCTTGCTGATACCGATATAGGTTGCGATTTCATCTTGCGGCATACCAAGAGATGCCAAGGTGCGAACCTCGACGCGGGTTTCGGGTGTTGGCTGGTGTGATCTGTTTGGCATTATGCGGCCTCGCGCTGTTTGGACCAGCGCAGCTTCATTGAAACGCGCTTGACCAAGCGCCGCTGCGCTCCATCGGTAAAAGCGGCCTTAGATGCTGCCTCATTAGTCAGTATTTTATCCAGTAATTCCTCAAGGGCATCCGCTTCCTCTGATTGAAGGTTTAGCTGCATTATGACCTCTCATGCTCGACGTTTGAAAAATCGCGTCCGTCCGCTTCAAGCGTTGCTTGCTGACCTGTAAAGTCCTGCCAACGCTTTATAATTACGTCGCAATATTTGGGGTCAAGTTCCATTAGGCGAGCCATGCGCCCGTGCTTCTCGCAGCAAATAGCAGTCGTTCCTGATCCTGCAAAGCTGTCGAGAACCAAGTCGCTGCCTTTGGTGTTGTTGAGCATCTGGTATTCGAACAGTTCGACTGGCTTCATGGTTGGGTGTTCTGCATTACGAAACGGACGGTCAAACTCTAAAATTGTGGTTTGCTTTCGATCAGTTGCCCAAAGATGCGCCGCTCCCTCTTTCCACCCATAAAGACATGGCTCATGCTTCCAGTGATAATCCTGACGCCCCATAACCATTGTTTGCTTTTTCCAAATCAAGCACTGTTTAACTGGCCAACCAACGTCCTTTGCAGCACCTCGGAAATTATACCCCTCACTATCTGCGTGCCAAATGTAAAATACCGCGCCTTTTTTCATAACCGCGTCAGCAGCAGAATAGGCATCAGTAAGAAATTGTCTAAATCCACCATCATCCATTTTGTCATTCTGAATGGTAAGCGCATCTTTCGTCTTCCCTTCATAAGCAACGTTATATGGCGGGTCGGTGAGCCACATGTCGACCAGTTGACCCTCGCACAGGCGCTCCATGTGCTCGATGCTGGTGCTGTCTCCGCACATCAGCCGATGCCGCCCCAGCACCCACACGTCGCCTTCAACCGTAACAGGCGTCTCTGGCGCTTCTGGCACTGCGTCCTCGTCTGTCAGCCCCTCGGTTGCTTCTTCGGGGAACAGATCGTCAATCTCGCCAAGATCAAAGCCTGTCAGTTCTAGGTCAAAGCCCATCTCTTTGAGTTCCGCAAACTCAATGCCAAGAGCCTCGTTGTCCCAATCAGCATTCAGTGCCAGCTTATTGTCCGCAATCACATAGGCTCGACGCTTGGCCTCGCTCCACCCCACCGCCGTCATGCAGGGAACGTCCTCGATGCCCAGCTTTTGCGCTGCCATTATGCGCCCATGACCTGCAATGACGTTGCCTGCCTCGTCGCAGAGGATCGGCATTGTCCAGCCCCACTCGCGGATGCTCGCGGCAATCTGTGAGACCTGTGCCTCGCTGTGAGTGCGGCTGTTGCGAACGTATGGTATGAGATCCGATAACTTTCGGCGCTCAACCTTATCTGCTGGCCAATCCATTTTGTCCTCCGTCTAATTTATGCTTGCAAAGTATAAACTAAATCTAGCTGTTGTCCACGGCATGGGCGTCACGCACCAACTCCAGAAGATACTCTGACAGCGTTTCAACACCGATTTTTTGCGCTTCTGTCCCCAGCCATTCACGTTGCTCAAGGGTCAGTTCATCAATTATCGACGATATTGAACCAAGGCGCATATACATGGAGCGAGCATAATTCAGGGGCTTGGAATTGTGCTCTCTCCCAATAGCCCCATTATCTCGCCCCCGTCGGACTGCGCTGTTCACCAAATTGTATTTCAACCCCAACTGCTCCGCAATCTGCGGGACTGACATACCCTCAATTTTCATCTGCCATATTTTTATGGTCTGCGGCTTTACACCATCAGTTTTCATCTTTCGCCTCGCTCAGTTGCAAATTGAGTAAAATATAATCTAAATGCTCAACATAATAATCCATGTGCGCGTCATTCATCACCGTTCGCAACGCTTCCAGGTGCGCTTTAACCATCGCAGCATTAATCACTTTTCCGACCCATCTTTTTCAAATCGGCCTCAAGCTCCTCAATAACAGACAACAGTTGCTTAAAAGTTGGTGGGTCGTAAACGTCTGGCCGAGATAAATGTGCCTTGAGCCGATCAATAATTTTTTTATTCATTTGTTCACTTCCTTCTCCATGATTTCTAGCAGCGCCAGAAGTTCCTCAATTTGCATTTTTAGATTGTAACGATATTGCCGACTGGCCGATTGTTTCATCACCGTCAAATTTTGGCGCATAAGTTTCAGCGCCGCCATGCCGTCAGTCATTCCGTCAGGCTTTCAGATCGAAGCCTCGGACGCTTGGAGCAACCCATTTCGATCAAGCACTTGCCGTCCGAATAAAAGATATGAGCGCCGATTTCGCCAACGC